ATGGGTGAAAGGTGTATTAATTATGTTGGTGTGACTTGTGTTGATGGTAATTGCCCTGTTGCGCTTTATGCTGATTTTCCAGAATATTTTGATTCTGTGCCTAATTGCAAAGAGTGCGCTTTTTATAAAGGGTGTACTGATTGCCGGTTTGCGTCTGATGATGGCAATTGCCGGATTGATGAAATTTTGGGGGAAAGTCGGGGCTAGTATTACCCCCGACTTCTGTCGCAGTCGCAAAAGGCACAAAAACCTAGTATTTACAGGGGTTTGAACGCGCGACAGTATTTGAAAAACTTCTGTCGCAGTCGCAAAAAAAAGAAAGTCGCAAAAAAGGAGACAACAAAAATGGGAGAAATACAGTCGAGAAAATGGCTTATAACAATCAATAATCCGGATGAAAAGGGTTTTAAACATGATAACATAAAAGAGATATTAAAAAAATATAAGGGTTGCTTATACTGGTGTATGTCGGATGAAATAGGCAACGAGGGTTGCACTTATCACACGCATATTTTTATGGTCTGCTCCGGTGCGGTACGGTTCAGTACCATGAAGAAACGGTTCGAGGGTGCGCACTTTGATGTTTGCAAAGGCACGAGCGCTGATAACAGAGATTATGTATTCAAGTTGGGTAAATGGTCAAATACATCAAAAGAAGAAACGCGTGTAGAGGGTACGCAAGAAGAATGGGGCGATATGCCTGTAGAACGTCAAGGGCACAGGAACGATATTGATGATCTCTACGCTATGATTAAAGAGGGTTTGACCAATTATGAAATCATAGAAAGTAACCCACAATATATGCTTAATATCGACAAAATTGAGCGTGTCCGTCAGACCATACTGGAAGAACGATATAAAAAGGATTGGCGCGATCTTGAAACGACATACATATATGGAATTACCGGAAGTGGTAAAACACGGTCAGTCATGGAAAAGTACGGTTATGACAAAGTATTTCGCGTGACGGACTATGAACATCCTTTTGATGGTTATAAGGGGCAAGATGTAATTGTGTTTGAAGAGTTTCGGTCTAGTATTCGCATTGGGGAAATGCTCAACTATGTTGACGGTTATCCGGTGGAATTGCGTTGCCGTTATGCGAATAAAGTAGCCTGTTATACCAAAGTCTATATTATATCGAATATCGCGCTGACAGAACAATATACAGATATACAGAAATATCAACCGGAAACGTGGAACGCTTTTCTAAGGCGCATCAATAAAGTACGTGTGCATGTGAAAGATAAGGTGTATGAGGGAACGTGCAACGAATATATCAACGGTTTTGTTCCGGCACTCGATAATGAAATACCGTTTAATCGTCCAGACTGATTTCTCCGTGTTCTTGTTCGTATGCTTGGATATATTCGCGCACTATACGTTCTATTTGTTTGCTAAGCGGTCTATCTTCTTGTTCTGCTAATTTGCGCAATTTATCCATAAGGTTGTTATCTAATCGTAACGGATATGTTTTATTTTTGTATTCGCCCATATAGACACCCCTAAAAAATATAAAGATATTTATAGATATCTACTTGACATAAATAGATATCTATGGTACTATAATACATGTAAGATATCAGTAGATATCTACTAGATACTAATGAGTATCTACATGTTGTCTCGGTTGTTGTGGGTGCACCGGAAACCCTCTAGTTGTAACTTAGGATGGGAACCTGAATGCACCCACGCAAATAGATAAAGTAATTATTCCAATCTTTATTTTATCAGCAAGTTTGTGAAAACGCAAGCGAACCTTGACAACTAAATATTTACCCTATAAAGAATGTGAGAGAAAAAGGAGAAAAAGTATGAGTAAGTTAGTAGGATTCAAAAAATTTACAGGGAAAAAGGACGGTACAAAGTATTGCGTTTTACAGGTTGTTGGTGATTTCAATGCGCGTGAAAAGAATAACGGTTGCGCGGGGCAGAAAGTGGAGGAAGTTTTTATGCCGGCTGACAAAGTAGATTCTGTGAATGAGTCATTGATTGGTAGAGAGGTAAAACTCGACTATGAATTATCCGGAAACCGTGCTTATCTCGTAGACGTTACATTTTTGGATAAGGTGAGATAATGCGTAACTGGTGGATGCATAACATTCGATTAAGGTATAAAATGAGGTACTGGATATGCAAGATAGTGAAATTTTTGAAATGGTAAATAAATATGTTGATTCTGTATCTATTGCGGGTATGGAAGTATGCGCGGTAGCGGTTATTATGTCCGCTGTCGGTTGTGTAGTCGGTGTTCTCGTTTTCGATATACTGTCTAAGAGGTGGTATGCATGAGTGATATTATGAGTGTTTGGTTTTCCTCGTTTGGAATTGGTATTTGTACCGGCTTCACTATTGCTTTTATCGCATGGGGTGTTGGTTTCGGTATTTATGCAATAATAAAATGGTTCAAGATGTCTTAACCAGAAAGGAGTAAAAATGGAAAGTATCAAAACTGCCATGAGCACTGCGTTTTCAACCGTGCAGACAAATGTTGTTGACATGATTTCCACATGCGCACCGTATGCGCTTGCTATCATTGGTCTTACTGTTGCGGTAGGTATTGGCATTAAAGTCTTTAAAAGACTTACTGCACAGGCATAATTTTGATGTAGGGTGGGCTGTTTGCCCACCCTATATTGTTTAATGGAGATAAAAATGAAACGGATTGGAAAAAAGATTATACCTTTGTTTTTGGCTTTGCTGATATTGGTAGGTGTGCCGTTGTCGAGTTATAATGAGGTAAAAGCTACCGGAGTAGAAGAGTATTTGTATTATACATATTGGGATTTAATGAATTCCCTATATGCCATGACAGGGTACGACATGAAAATTTCAAAAAGTGAAATAAAGAATCATGGTGTGTCAGGTAAACAGACATGGAAAAATTTTACTTCTTTTGTCGATAATACGGCTAAAATTCATTGGAAATTATATTCAGATGCCGGAAGTTCCGCTATAAAAGAACTGAAGAACCTTGTAAATACTGTTACAGAAAAAGGAATTTCTATATCGCAAGATCTTTACGATATGCTCAAGGATGTGTTTGGGTATCAGGTTGTGACAGGTTCTTCCGGTAATTATTCCGAAATTAAATCTTTTGAAGCTGCAGCGGCTATTATAGCGGCTGTGTGTGGTACGTCTGTTCGGGATGTGCCTAAATATGGTACTTTTTCTAATACTTATTTACAAATGTTTTCTGATATTTCTGGTAAAATATATTGTATTCAAACAGATTGGCCTGTGGCTTCCATGGATTCTGCGCGGTTTGAATATTGCGGTGGTGGTAGTTCTGGTGGGTTAACTGGTATAACATATGATACTTCTAGTGGGTATATTAGCGGTGTAATGATTTATGGATCATCATCTTATACTTGGATTGTCCATAATGGAAATTTTGTTGTATCTGATGATGTTATCGGTGTGCAAGTATCTGCTGGAGCTTGCCCGAAAGAAGTTCCGGACGTATCTCCATGGATTAAACACACGGACGTTCCGGATGAGTGGAGAATTGTAAAACCGAATGAAACTCCTGATCCGGATGATGATAACGATGGTGATGCTTTACCTGTGGTTATACCTATCCATCCGACACCGGATAAACCGGACAAACCGGACGAAACTGAAAAAGAGGATAGCACCGAAAAGCCGGATAATGATTTAGGTGTACTTATTAACCCTAGCACTGGCAACCAGATTGATCCTAATACTGGTTTGGATATTGATCCAGATACCGGGTATTTGATTGATCCAGATACCGGACAGTTGATTGATCCAAAAACCGGTAAAAAATTTGATAGGGATAAGGTAAAAAATCGTATTAAAAACTTGCCGTCTATTATGGATAGAGCTGGTAATATTACTAAATATTTTCCGTTTTGCATACCTTGGGATATGATGGAGCTTGTGAAAACTCTGAAAGCGGATAAGAAAGCGCCGCGTTTTACGTTCAAATATACATTTAAGGAAATAAACTATACATGGGTTGTTGATGTTAACATGGCTGATTATTGGAAATATATAAAGATTTTCCGGTGGGGAATGACAATTTTTTTTATCATTGGTTTGTTTTTCTTGACAACCAAAATAACAACTTTTGTTCATCGTATGAGTGGTTAAAGGGGGTGTTATTATGAATGTATCTATGTTTCGTCCATTTTTTATCGCTGTTGCTAGTATGGCGGTTTTAGTTCTCGTTGGCTTTATTTGCGGTATTTTACCGGAGAGTCCTTTCCGCGCATTTCTGCAAGCGGAAGAAGTTAATGAGTATCTATCCTATATAAACTATTTTATTCCAATAGATGTGTTTATAACGATTGGATCAGCTTGGTTACTTGCGGTAGTGCCTTGGATTGTTTGTCAGCTTGTTGTGGTTGGTGTAAAACTAATTGGTGAGTGGATTCCATTCACCTAGAAGGGGGAAATATGATTTCACTGTATAGTGGCACTCCGGGCGCGGGAAAATCATTGCATCTTGCGTCACGGCTTTTGAATTGGATGCGCTATAAAAATGCGCCCATTATCGGGAATTTTCCTTGCAATTTTGATTGTATCAGAAATCCTAGGGGTAGTTATTTATACATAGATAACAGCGAACTTACGGTAGAACGTCTTATAAATTTTTCGCGCAATTATGCACAGTATATAGGGCGCAAACCTAAAGAGGGTGAGATTTTATTGGTCATTGATGAATGTCAGATCATGTTTAATTCACGCGACTGGGGGCAGAAAGATCGTGCCGACTGGTGTTCATTTTTCACACAACACCGGAAGTTAGGATATGAAATAGTCCTCGTTGCACAATTTGACCGGATGCTTGACCGACAGATTCGTAGCCTGATTGAGTATGAATGGATTCACAGGAAAGTTTCTAATTTTGGCATATATGGAAAAATAATGGCTTTGCTGTTCGGGGGCAAACTGTTCGTAGCTGTCAAGGTGTGGTATCCCATGAAAGAAAAGGTGGGAAGTGAATTTTTTATGTACAAAAAGCGGTATTCTGCTATATACGACACATACGCGCTTTTTAACGCGCCTGTGCAAAATGCATAGGAAAAGTTCTCCCCGACAGGACGTTGCGCAATGGGGGACTCAAGGGGGACCCATGAAGCGACACCCTGTCGGGATTGCCTTAGACTATGCTTTTAACAAATGCGGGAGCTGTGCGGATCGCATGTTTATAGCGCGCGGTGCAAATGATAAAAAATATATCGGTCGGCGCAATGAAACAAAATGTTATTTTAAAGAAACCTTGATGCGTAAGCATCAGCTTGTCTATAACTGTAACTTAACGCGTTTTGATACATAGCGTCTGGAACGGTTCTGCGTAGGAGATATGAGAATGAAATACATAGTTTTGTTTATTGAAATTTTGTGCCTTGCAGATTTATTTCTTTGCTTTGTGGCTATTATTTTGGATTGTTTAGATAATGATTAAATGTAGGGAATAAGAGTGACAACCAACTATTCGCAAAACCTGTCGGAGTTTAGCGAAAACGTAGGTTTTGCCGGAGTGGTAGTTGACCACGTGCGACATACATTGTGCCAAAACGGAGCGCGTGTGTCCGTCAACTATTTGCTAAGCGGAGGTTTTGCGAATAGTTGGTTCATATCTTTTTTTGTTCCATTTTATTTTATATGAAAAACTGAATATTTACAAGCGCGTGTGCACGGTTATCCCCTAACTGTTTTTAGTTGGAATCTACATAAAATGGGGTAGGAGTGCACTTTTTTTTACGCGCCTACTTAGAAAGGTAACGGTTTTATAATGGATATTTTTACAGTATTTTTGATTATATATAGCTTGTGGGCATTTTTATTTGTCGGCATTGTTTGGATAATGGGGAAAGTGGGTGTAATTTGATGTATGTGTTTAGGTATGTAGTATTGTATGGATTTTATATTATATCTACAGTGTGTGAATTGTTTATGTAACGTGGGAAAGTCGGGGTTAGTATTACCCCCGACTTCTGTCGCAGTCGCAAAAGGCATAAAAACCTAGTATTTGCAGGGGTTTGAACGCGCGACATTATTTGAAAAACTTCTGTCGCAGTCGCAAAAAAGGAAAGTCGCAAAAAAAGGAGACAACAAAATGGGGGAAATACAGTCAAGAAAATGGCTTATAACAATCAATAATCCGGATGAAAAGGGTTTTAAACATGATAACATAAAAGAGATATTAAAAAAATATAAGGGTTGCTTATACTGGTGCATGTCGGATGAAATAGGCAACGAGGGTGGCACTTATCACACACATATTTTTATGGTCTGCTCCGGTGCGGTACGGTTCAGTACCATGAAGAAACGGTTCGAGGGTGCGCACTTTGATGTTTGCAAAGGCACGAGTGCTGATAATAGAGATTATGTATTCAAGTTGGGTAAATGGTCGAATACATCAAAGGAAGAAACGCGTGTAGAGGGTACACAGGAAGAATGGGGCGATATGCCTATAGAACGTCAAGGGCACAGGAATGATATTGATGATCTCTATGCTATGATTAAAGAGGGTTTGACCAACTATGAAATCATAGAGAGTAACCCCCAATATATGCTTAATATCGACAAAATTGAGCGTGTCCGTCAGACCATACTGGAAGAACGATATAAAAAGGATTGGCGCGATCTACAGACCATATACATATATGGAACTACTGGAAGTGGTAAGACGCGGTCAGTCATGGAAGAGTATGGCTATGATAAAGTGTTTCGTGTGACGGATTATGAACACCCTTTTGACGGTTATAAGGGGCAAGATGTAATTGTGTTTGAAGAGTTTCGCTCTAGCATCCGTATTGGTGAAATGCTCAATTATGTTGATGGTTATCCGGTAGAATTGCGTTGCCGTTATGCGAATAAAGTAGCCTGTTATACAAAGGTTTATATTATCTCGAATATTGCATTGACAGAACAATATACAGATATACAGAAATATCAGCCGGAAACGTGGAACGCTTTTCTAAGGCGCATCAATAAAGTGCGTGTGCATGTGAAAGATAAGGTGCATGAGGGAACGTGTAACGAATATATCAACGGTTTTGTTCCGGCACTCGATAATGAAATACCGTTTACTCGTCCGGATTGATTTCCCCATATTCTTTTTCGTATGCTCGTATCATATCGAGTATGAGTTTTTCCGCTTGGTTGCTCATGCTCCGGTTTTCTTCTTTGCATATGACTTTGAATTTATTTATTGTTTCGGCTGTGGTTCGTATCATTATTACTGGTTTGTTTGATGGCATAATAATATCCCCTTTTTTACCACAAAAAGTGCTAACACCCTATTGACAAGGTGCTAACACTGTGCTAATATATACTTGTAAGGTGCTAACACCTAGTTAACACTTTACAATGTTGTCTTGGTTGTTGTGGGTGCACCGGAAACCCTCTAGTTGTAACTTAGGATGGGAACCTAAATGCACCCACGCAAATAGATAAAGTAATTATTCCAATCTTTATTTTATCAGCAAGTTTGTGAAAACGCAAGCGAACCTTGACAACTAAATATTTGCCCGGTAAAAAGCACATAGAAAGAGAGGAAAAGAAAATGAGTAAATTAGTAGGGTATAAGCGTTTTACATCCAAGAAAGGGGAACGTTATTGCGTTGCGCAGGTTGTAAGTGATTTTTCGCAGAGGGATATTGATAACGGATGTTGTGGTTCTAAAGTTGAGGAAGTTTTTCTTCCTGCCGAAAGGGTTGATGAACTGAATCCGTCACATATCGGGAAAGAAATCAAGTTTGATTATGAACTTTCCGGAAACCGTGCTTATTTGGTGGATTTCCATGTTGTTAGCAAGTAGCCCTACCGCTGTTGTAACCAGCGGTTCGGCTCTTACTACTGGTAGTAATGTAACGCTTGATGACCTGTACATGCTTCTTGCAAGTATTAACGGTTTGTTGGTGCGTATCAACGAATACTTTGATTATATTGTGGCATTTGCTGTGGTCATACTCTTATGTGTTCTTTACTACCGATATATAGAATATTTCACGCGGTTTTAGCGTGGGAAAGGGGGTAACGGTATGAAAGGAGCACTTGTGACGGCAGAAATGCTTGCACCTATCACAACTACACTGAACGAAAACCTCGGGGTTCTTCTTCCGGTTGGGGTCGGGATTATGGCTGTAATGATTGGTGTATCACTCATTCCAAGAATTGTATACAAGTTCTTATAAAAAGTCTGTTGTGCGCGGTGGGGCACTGTCCCCACGCGCACAGATGCTTTATAGATTGTGTAATGAAAGGATGGGATGATATGGAAGAAAGGAAAGAAAAAAGGCATTTGCAGGGTATGAGGAATGTGTTGCTTGCATTTGCCTTTTGTTTTATTTGTGCCTTGTTTGTGGGTGTGTCTCCGGTATATGCGGCAAAGCAGGAATGTGATTATAAAATCACTGAAGCGGATCAGGATTTCATTGTATGGGCGAAAGATAACATATTTAAAAAAGATGATATAAAGCAGTATGTATATGTCCGCAGTATGGGTGATGCTTGGGTCGTTGTCTCGTCTGATAAGCCTTTAAAAAAGGTTTTAATTAATGGAAGGTGGAGCGATTGGATTGAACCAGGTACAACTTTGGGTGATGCTATAATTAAGGGCAGTAATGGTTCATATTGGTATCATACAAATTTTTCCTTTTCTAAGACGGACGATGGTTATTTTGGTATTTCAATTTATGGCAATGATTTAATATGGTCAAATTATGACGTAAGGGGCGGTACTGCTAAGCTTGTAGATAATAAATGGGTTTGTGATTCTGCTGATACGGTTTTTTTTTCGCAACCGGTAAATTGGACGGACAACATCAAGGAACTACCGAAAGTGGTGAGGATTCAGACAAGGGAAATTCTGACAGTGGCGGTATTTTGGATGGCATTGTTAATTGGTTGTCTGGTATTCTTGCCAAAATTAAGGAACTTCCTGCACTGATATTTGATGCCTTTAAAACGGCATTACAGACGATAGCTGATAAGGTGGGTAAAATAGCAAGTGAGGTTTATGATTTTTTTAAGCCGTTTATTGATTTTGTTAAAACAAGTTTTAAATTTATTAAAAAGGTTCTTAGGAAAATTGGTACTACGATATTTAATGCCTTTAGTGATACGCTGGGAAAGATTGTTGATGGAATTTTGTCTATACCGGAAGCCATAGGGAAGTTTATTAAAAAACTTTTCATTCCTGAAGATGGTTTTCTTGATGGTGCAATGGATAGGCTTAATAAGTCCTTTCTTGGTCTGCTTGCGTCCTATGACCTCACGGCTCTTGCTAGTGGTTCGAAAGAGTTTACAGACGTTACGTGTGTGCTGTATGGAAAAAAAGTGACGATATTGGATGCAGGGCTTGTTATGAAAGGGATTTCATTTTTTAGGTCTGTGATACGTGGTTTTATTGCATTGTTGCTTGTGTTGTTTAACATTAACATGTTTCTTGGCTTTATCGGACAGCCTGCTATATCTATTGTAGGCGGTGTCCGTGCATTAAGTCAGAGTGATAAGCAGGGGAAAGGAAGTGCAGAATAATGATTATAGAGTTTTTCGTGAATATCGTTGTTACACTGCTTTGTGGTGCTGTATCCGGTCTTAAACTGCTTTCCCTGCCTGTGGACATGATAGGCGCGCTTGCAACGGTTATCCAATATGGGTCTTATGTCATGGGGGCTGACTTGTTTCTGCTTGTCATGGGGTCGGTCATGTTCTGGATTGGTGTAAAGACTACTGCAGGGGTTCTTATATTCGTCTGGAAACTTCTTCCATTAACCTAA